AAGTCCGGAAGCAAGTTGTTCGATGGCGTTGAAGAAAGCGCCAAAAAGAGCAAGTACAAGTGGATGACACAAGAAGAACTGATAAAAGATGCCGAAAGAATGCGAGTCAAGACCGCCGTCTCAGAATATGCCTTCAAATGGAAAGGCGAAGAGTGGGAAGACGATTCGGAGTTTCTCGCGGAAGCCTATTCCGAATACCTTACCAGCAAGAGCCCGAGAGAGGTGGCAACGGTTGTAGGCAAGATTGTTGATCGGTATATCAAAGACTTGGAGGGCAAAAAATGACAGGAGCCGCACCGCAGTTTACAAAAAGCAAATATTTCGTAGCCAAGCCAAAGTGGCACATGAAGCTCGGAGCGTCCGAAGAAGACAAACGGGCTCTGGAGTCGTATATGAATCCGGATTACGATGTTATTATAGATCACCCGGAGATGGAGAACCCGTATTATACGTGGTCCGGAAAGGTTATCGACAAGGGATGAGAAAGAAGCTTCACATAACCGTGGCGATGAGCACGGAATTCGAAGAAGGGAATTGGTACGACGACCTCGAATTCATCGATCGCGACATTAGGTGCGAGTTGGGATGCGCGACATTGGATTACGACATCGAGAGTATCGAGATAAGAGAGGAACGGAAATGAACAGAGTAGAATTCAAAACAGAGTTCGATAAATATATCGGATATACCCTCAGCATCCTGATGAATCAGGCGGCAAAGACGGGAGAACCGGAAAGCAAAGAAGCGTTTCGGTTAGCCATAGGCATGATACGGATTCTCAGCGAAGATTACGCGAAGTTGGCTGACAATTACGAGGATTTTCTGGAAGCGTTAGAGAAAAGAGAGAGAATCGCCCGTGAGCAGATACGTTAAATTTGAGAAAGGAACGAACATGTGCATCTGTGAACGCGAAGAGTGGTACGAGGGCAGCCGTATCTACTACCTTAACCAGTGGGACCACGGGTACGACTTCCATGAGATCAAAATCAAGTATTGTCCGATGTGTGGGAAGAAGTTAGAGACGGAAGAGGACGACGAGCCGATATTTTTCAATAGCCTTCGAGACGAGGTCGAAAAGATTGTTATTTCGAGACCGGACCCGCTTGTGTTCGACTAAAGCGAGAGGGTAAGACCGTGTTTAACGCAGATAGGTTGCTGTTCCGATTGAACAGTATGAGCGACTCTGAGATAGAGTCAATGATCAAAAGCGCTCTGGACGAGTCCGGCATCCCTTGTTTTGAGGGGAGCGGACCGCTCGACCCGAGTTGCCTTTGCCCGGATTTCAGCGGCAAGTGCAATAATGGGGAAGAAAAAGTGCAATAAAAGTGCAACGCGAGGATCTGAGGCTACTATGGGATTCTATTGCAAATATAAGAGAAGCAAATCAAAACGAAAGAATGTCCGATGCACCGGCTGTAAGTGGTATCAAAAGGTAAAGTGGGAAAAGGGTGACGAGCGGTGGCGGTGCACGTGCTGAAACAGAACAAAAACAAGAGTCCGGGAACGGGCTCTTTTTTAATGCTCAGGAGGCTAAAATGCCGGACAATTCCAAGCTACACAAAGCGAAGAACGAGAAAAACGACGAATTCTACACGCAGTATGCTGACATAGAAGCGGAAATGACCGCTTACACGGAGTATAACCCAGATGTGTTTCAGGACAAGACGGTGCTGTTACCGTGCGACGACCCGGACAGATCAAACTTCACCAAATACTTCTCAGATAATTTCGAGAGGCTCGGGCTGAAAAAGCTGATATCAACCTGTTACGTAAAGGGGAGCGGACAGCAAAGCCTGTGGGGAGAAGAAGGCGAAGGACGCGGAAAGATCCTGACGGTAACCCGCGTAACGGGCATTTCTGGACAGGCGGTCGGTTTTGGAAGACACGGACTATTAGACGGAAACGGAGACTTCCGATCTGCAGAAGTCAGTAAATTGAGGGACGAGGCAGATATCATTGTTACGAACCCGCCGTTTTCTCTGTTCAGACCATTCCTTACATGGATTATGGAATCCGGGAAGCAGTTCTCCATTATCGGGAATCAGAACGCGATCACCTATAAAGAGGTATTCCCGCTTCTGAAGAACAATCAGGTTTGGCTCGGGTATTCCATCCACTCCGGAGACCGCAAGTTCAACGTCCCTGACGATTATCCATTGGAAGCGGCAACATGCGGAATTGATTCTGACGGAAGACGGTTTGTGAGGGTAACGGGAGTCCGGTGGTTTACAAACATCGACCACGGGCAGAGGCACGAGCCGTTGCATCTGGAAACGATGGATTATAACCTGAAATACAATGAAAAGCTGAGAAAGAAGCTTAAGCAGTGTTTCGAAGCCCGTGAATATCCAAAATACGACAACTGTGAAGCGATCGAGGTCCCGTTCACCGAAAGCATACCGTCCGACTACGGCGGGGTGATGGGCGTGCCAATTACATTCATGGACAAGTATAACCCGGCGCAGTTCGAGATTTTGGGGCACGAGCACGATATAGGCGGAGACGGTGGGGACGGCGTGGAGCATGGTCAGTTCGAGGTGAACGGCTTCGGAGTATTCAAGCGAATCCTGATACGAGCGAAATAATTTGATTCTTCTTGGAATACGATTATTCCGAGGGGAATATTTTATGCGAAAACGAATAATCCTATTCGAAAATGAATATCTGTATTCAAAATGGAATACCGATATGCCGGAAACGAATATCTATATGCGCGACAGGCATATTCGTATGCCTTAAAAGAATAATTTTAAAATAGAACAAAGAGGTAGAGTAATGATGCTGTTGCATGAAAGAGGGTGATTGAATGCCGAAGATCATAAAACCCCAAGCTGGACCGCAGGAACAAGCGCTCTCTTGCGAGGCGGATATTTTGATCTACGGCTAGCCACGCGGGGCGGCAGGCGGGGGGAAGAGCTGGGCTCTTCTCCTCGAACCTATTAGATACAAAAATATAAAAGGGTTTAACGGGACAATCTTCAGAACGCAGCACACCGACTTGATAAAAGACGGCGGCTTGTGGGAAGAATCCGGTAAACTATACAGTCAAATAAAGGGAGCTACCCCAAGACTTGGAGACAAGCAGTGGATGTTCCGAGACAAGAAAGGAAACGTGACTTCAAAGGTCACGTTCTCTTATTTAAATCCGTCGAACATGCAAACTTGGAAAGGCTCACAAATTTGTTTTTTGGGATTCGACGAGCTTTGCGACTTCGACGAGAAATGTTTCTGGTTTATGCTCTCTCGTAACCGTTCTACATGCGGTGTACAGCCGTATATAAGAGGAACGTGCAACCCAGACCCCGACTCATGGGTGCGCAAATTCATCGACTGGTGGATTGGCAAGGATGGCTATGCCATTCAAGAGCGAAGCGGTGTTATCAGGTGGATGATTCGACGCGACGAGAAAATATACTGGGCGAACACCAAAGAAGAGCTTTGGGAACAGTTTGATCTTAAAACTGACGAAGAGAAGCAAGAGCCGAAGTCTGTTACATTTATTGCCAGCTCGATTTACGATAACCAAGAGCTTCTTAAGGTTAACCCACAGTATCTAGGCAACCTGAAAGCAATGGCAGAGGTTGAGAGGGAACGCTTCCTTCGAGGGAACTGGAATATTAAACCGGCTTCTGGATTGTATTTCAAGCGTTCTCAAGTAACGATGGTGACAGATATTAACAAGAAAGATATCTGCGCAATCTGCAGAGCGTGGGACTTGGCTGCAACAGAGCAAAGAAACGACAATGACCCAGACCGCACGGCAGGAGTGCTGATGGCGAGGAAGAGAGACGGGACTGTAGTCGTCCTTGATGTAATAAACCAGACAATCGGAGCTGGTGATGTGGAGAATCTCATCTACAACACGGCTGTTGCGGACAGGGCGAAATACGGGAACTTATATGTTGTCCGAATCCCGATTGACCCCGGAGCAGCCGGGAAAATCGTGGCAAACTCCTATGTTAAGAAACTGATGGGCTTCCGAGTAAAAACAGAGAGAGTGACCGGGAGTAAGATCACGAGATCCACGCCGTTTGCTGCTCAATGGCAAAACGGGAATGTTCAGGTTGTTGTCGGTGATTGGAACGATGCATACTTTACACAGCTTGAATTTTTTCCAGAATCGAAGCACGACGACATGGTTGACGCAAGCTCAGATTCATTCAACGAAGTTGCCGAAAGCACATTTAACCCAAAGAATCTGTTGTAAGAGAGGGAAAGATGAAATACAAAATTGATCTTACAGGAAACAGATACGGAAGACTGACCGTTATCGAATACGTTTATACGAAGAACAGAAAACCGCATTGGAGATGCAGATGCGACTGCGGAAATGAAACTATAGTTTCCGGAAGCAATCTCAGATACGGAGTTACAAAATCGTGTGGATGCCTTGAAGAAGAAAACAGAAAGCGCCACGTAGAAGAGTCCAGAAAGCACGGTGAAAGCTATACAAGGCTTCACAAGGCGTGGACGCACATGAAATACAGATGCCATAATCCAAAAGCCAAAGGTTACGAGATTTATGGTGGAAGAGGAATAACTGTCTGTGAAGAGTGGGATGGCGAGCATGGCTACGAAAACTTCAGCCAATGGGCAAAAAACAACGGGTATGAAGACGGCTTAACGCTCGACAGAATAGATGTAAACGGGAACTACGAGCCAAATAACTGCAGATGGTCTACGGCAGAAACTCAAGCGAACAATCGCAGAACGAATGTTATCTTAACGGCGAACGGGGTTTCGAAAACGAGGGCAGAATGGTGCAGAGAGCGAGGAATTAATTACGGAACGGTCGTCGACCGCATGAAAAACGGATGGACGGCGGAAGAGGCTCTGGAATTTGCTGAGCGACCGCAGAAGAGCGGTGGGAAGATAAAAAGGCACTTTTTTGCAGAAACGGTAGTGCTTTAATCGGAAGGTGATAACTATGGATCACATAAAACGATACAGACAGCGCCGAGCCGCGAGGCTCGGTTTTTCTACGTCCCAACGCTATGACAGCGTGGACGAGTACCGAAGACGTAGGAAAGAGCGTCTGAAAGAGAGGGGTTACCGCGAAGACGACGGAAACCAGAGATTGCCGTTCGGGCTGTGCAAAAGGTATGGTATCGAGATCGGCAAGGATTGGGGACCGAAAGAAGCGTGGGAAGCCCTAGCTGGAAAAGGTATCACACCGGATAACGCTTACGAGCATCTGGAGAACGGCGAAGACCCGGCAACCGGAGAGAAGAAGAAACCAACCATAGAAGCTCGAGGAATGAAGATAACCGACCTCGACCTCAAGAGAATCATGACGGATGACGGTCCAATTTATATCCTTGCAGGAAAAGACGAGTCTGGAAGGCTCGCTGGCGTGATGAAAGGCTATGAGTCTGCGACCAAAACGCTTGCAGAGGTAAAGGAAAGGTACGGTGTTGACCCGAAAGACCTTGATTTAGCTCCGGACGTCCGACAGGAATGGGAAAAGCATGAAGAGAGGGAAAAAGAGTTCGAAAAGAGTGGCGTGACGTTCTGGAGAAAGCGATATCTCAACCCGACCATAGAGCCTGCCGAAAAAGAAGGAATGTTCCGAATCTCCGCAACAAATGAGCATGGAGAGAGGGAAGACATTGTCGGAATGCTCAGACCTGACCAGATTGCATCGTTTTTAGAAAACGAAGAGACCGACCTTAGCAAGATAAAGAACGTGCCGGAAGAGATAAAGAACGCAATAGAAGAGTCAAAGCAAGAGAAAGAACGGGTGGCAAGGGCTTTTGAAGAAAGCACGGTGGAAGTAGACGGAAGAAAGCTTATAAATTTATGCGTGGTTCCCGGATATGCCAACATGTTCGTTCTGAGAGGGACTGACAAAGACGGATATAACAGAATAGTTGCAAAGGCAAACACTTACGAAGAGCTTCTGAAAAGGGCAAAAGATGAATACGGCATCGGAGAAGATAAGATAAAGGATGGAGAAGGTGTTGCCGAGTTTAAGAAGCACATAAAAGATGTGGAAGAAGCGGTAAAAGCCGGAACGCACCGCATGATCGACGATGAAGCTTTTAGTGACTTCGAGGTGACAAACAACGGGGCAGAAGGGTTCGTGCTATATGGAACAGACGTGGACGGCAATCGCAAGAGAATCACGGGATTTTACGATAGATCGGAACTTGACAGATATCTTAAAGACAAAGGCGTAGAAAAATACAAGTACACCGACCTTGTCGGGAAATACAAGGTTCCGGGACTCGAAGTCGCCTTAGCGCGAGCTATGAAGATGCCTGACGGCAAATGCATTGTTAAGTACACAACGTCAGGAAATGAGAAATCCACGTATGAGGCAAAAGACGAGACAGAAGCCATGAATTGGCTTATGGCGAACGGGTTTGACACGCGACACGGATTTGAGATTTGCAAGGCGCTTCCGAATGACGATATCGAAAGACCGAATAACGCGAAGAGTCTGCAGAACTTTGAAGAACACAGAATGGAACGAGGTGCAAGATGCTTTGTGCGAGACCTGAGTCCAGAAGACCAACAGTTAGCGACCGAGATGATGACAGAGATCATGAGCAAGGGAGCGTACCGGTTTGAGAGAAGCACGGACAGCTTCTTTGGAATTCTGACCAAGGGGTATCTGCCGCAACCGGCAATCGGCTATGGCGGATCGGGCGCGGCACAGAATATCGACCTGAGAATGGACGTATCAAACGACTTCTACGGGCACGGAAACATAGGAAAGTCGCAGTACGAGAAGTACGGGTATCTTGGCTTTGACGACGATGTGGAAGACTACCGCGAACAGGGGCTGACAGTTGACTACGGCGGCGATTCTGCAATGACCTATACCCTTAAGAAGAGCGCGATGAAAGACCGGACGACCTATACAATGGGCGATTCTCTGAATATGTGGAACAATGTTTCCACGCCGGGGTATGCCGGAGACCACCCGACCATAGACGGGTTGTCTGCTCTTGGGTCTGAATCCAAAACTCACGACATTCTCGATTACTACCGTGATTATAAGGATGGAGCTATTGACTACACGACATTTATGAACATGGCTTTTGAGGAAATGAGTGGGAACTATCTGGAGCTACAGTTCCACGGTCCGGTAAAGGCAAAAGATATTGAGAAAGTCACGTTCCCGAGCGTTACGGAATTCGAGAATGCGTTTGACAAAATGACGCCGGAGAACCGGAAACAGGCAATATCCATCCTGAAGCGAAACAAGATCAAGATCGGCATCTTAAATATGGACGATGAAATCATGGAAGATGGATGGGACTATATCAGGGAACGCTACGGAGCATGAGGAGGAACAGAGGATGAGCACAATGAGTCCTTTTGCAATGGACAAGAACAAGAAGAACCTGATTATTTTCAGGAAAGACCGTGGTAAGGACCTCGGGCTGTATATCTGGGTATTCCTCAGAAACGACAGAGTCCAGTTTTCGCCGGTGTCGGAGTTCGCGAGATACTCCAAGATCACGGGGGAACCTATGGACGTCAGCGGCAACTATGACGAAGAGATCGTCAAGGGGGCTGTGAACGTTATCCGCAACCTTTCGGAAGAAGAGACGGCGAAACAGATCGACAACTATAACAAACTGGTAGAAGACCTCGGGGGTTCTGAGGCATGGAAAGAGCGAGAGAAGAAAATGCTCGAGCTTGCGGAAAACGCAAAGAGCCAGAAACAGATGGTTTACTGGTATTAAGAAAGTTGGTGTCTCAAATGGATGAACACGCAGTAAAACTGTTTAAAAAGAGACGCGCCAAACGGCTTGCCGACAGGGGCGTTCCTCAGTTTCGGGAAACAAGAGCCCTGAAGAAAACGACAAAGCCTATCGTAACGCCGACCTATAACGTTGACGACGAAGAGGAAGAAAGAAACGTCAATCAGAACGTCAACGAGAACAAAAACACAGGGGGCGGCGGTCATGGGAACACCAGACTGCCGTTTGGCTTGTGCAAGAGGTTCGGAATCGAGGTTGACCCGTCATGGCAACCGAGAGATGCGTGGGATGCTTTGGCGGGAAAGGGTATTACACCGAGCGAAGCTTACCGCAGACTCGGGAGAGGTGAAGACCCCGGAGTGTCGGAAAAGAGCGGCGAGAGCAAAAAGACGCCAAAGAAGACCACTATTGAGAAGAACGGAAAAACCATGAACCTGAAAGCTGGGCACACGTCAACCGGCGGCTACAGCGTTGAGATGTCCTACACAGATGAAAAGGGCATGAAGCAAGTCTACGCGACCGCGAAGTTCGAAACGAAAGAGGACATGCTCTACTACCTGAAAGACAACGGAGTCGATCATTTCCAGATGGAAGACGGGGAAACTGTGAACCCGCAGGAAATGGAACTTCCGAAACGCGTGTTTTCCAGAGAGATCAACAAGTGGACCGGAGCGACTGAGGGATTTGAAGGAGTTGGCATCAGCCTCTCAAAAGGGAAGTTTGTTGCGTTCGGTCAAACGTTCAACGGGAAGAAAAAGCCAATAGAGACTTTCAACACGATGGAAGAGGCAGAGAAATACTTCACAGATCGTGGCGTGAATCCGGAAGATATCAAGAGCTCGTCTACAGCGAAATCCGGAAAGGGGAGAGGCTCGAAAGGACCGAGGTGGCTTCATTCCGAAAAGAAGGAATATTTTGAAGAGAACGGAATAAAGTACGGGAAAACAGGTCTGAACAGAATTCTTGGCGGATGCTCTCTGGAGGCAAAAGACGAACAGGGGCACGTTTACAGAAAAACATTCAAGACGCAGACTGAGGCGATCAGGTATCTGAAAGACCAAGGGGTAGAGAAGACCACCCTGAACGGAAAAGAGATCAACCCGCAAGAGATTGAGATTCCGAAGACGGTTGCAACATACAAGGGAACGGAATACCAAGACTTTGAAATTACTGCCGGTGCATCAAGGGTTATGCAACACATAATTGACGACTACACCCCGGAAAAGTATGTGATTGCACTTAACGCGCGCGGAGTGGATCTGGACGGGAAGCCGAAAACAATCTCTGTACTGCCGAGCATGAAGCGGGAAGAGTGCACGGATGAAAATATCCGTAAAGCCGTGGAAAAAGCTTCAAAAGACCTTGGTATCGACTTAAGCGGTTACAAGATGCCGAAAGCCGCAGATCTCTGTAAGGAATATGACGACAAGGTTGCGGCAGAAGAAAAGCGGGTAAAAGACTTTATCCAGTGGGAAAAGGACCATCCGAAAGAAGCCGAGGAAAGAAAACGCGCGATCGAGTGGCATCGCAGAACAGGAAAGGGGTATTACTCCGATGGCTGATAATGAAGCAGTAAAAAGATTCCGCGTGAGACGCGCGGTCAGGCTCGGAATAGAAACGTCACAGCGCTATGACAGCGTTGAACAATACCGGAGACGCCGCGCAGAGCGGATGGGAATTCGCATAGATGACGACGATGAAACTCCGAAGAAGGGCGGACACGGCAACACCAAGCTTCCTTTTGGCCTGTGCCAGCGTGAGGGTATCGAAATCCAGAAAGGATGGACTCCGGAAGACGCGTGGAAAGCACTGGAGGGCAAGGGCTATTCTGCCGGTGAGACCTATCAGGAAATAAAGAAGACCGGAAAGGTAGCACCAAAGACTCCGAAAGCAACAGCAAAGAAAGACTACGGCTCTATGGTCTATGATGACCTTGCTACGGAGTTTGAACAGCACCTTGCGAGGTATAACAAACAGCGAGAGGAAAACGAAGACGCAGAGAATCGGAAAAAAGAGATCCTCAGATCCATTGAAACCCTGAAGAAGTTCCATGACGGTGGCGACTATAACGGAGAGACCTATGAGCAGGTCTCAAACGTGAAAGACGACGATAAGAAGAACTACTGGAAATACAACGCGATCAAACGTGTCATGGACAATCTCGGAAAAGACGCGTTCGAGAGAGACTTTGCAGAGGTTGAAAAAGAGGGCAAGGCAAAGGCAGAAGAAGCCGGGAGAATTAAGTCTTTTGGCGAACTTAATGAAGAAAGAGCGGCAATCCTGAATGCGCTTGCGGAAAAGGCAAAAGAGAAGTACCCGAAGCTGACAGATTGCGACACGCCTCTTGCTTTGGAGTCCAGAATCCGGGGAGACGACTTCCTTGAGGTGGGCGATTACACAAGCATGAAGTTAGACTATTCAAAGCTCCACGGCGTCAATGTTCCGGGCATCGCGAAAACGATTGACAAACTCAGCAAGAAGTTCCCGAAGCTCAAAGGGATGCTTCCACCGCCTCTGATTGAAGAATTTAGCGGTAACGCCTATGCGAGAGTTACAAACGCGAGCGAAGAGTACGCGCAGCTTCAGCTCAGCAAATACGACTTTGCCGGTTACGATGCCGAAAAGGTGTCGAGGTCTATGAAAGAAGATGTCAAGAGCGGCTTCCATCCGAAAGGAACAGGGTCTGTACAAGGCGTGGTTACTCACGAGTATGGGCACATCATAGACGGCATCTTGACCAGACGCTTCAAAGACGAGCTGGACGGAAAGAGTTTTGCCGGTTACGTCCTGAACAGGGTAGCGAAAGCACACCCCGGAATGGACAAAGAAAGAATCATGGAATCCGTAAGTAGATACGCTGTAAACAATGACGCGGAAGAGGGGCAAGAATTCTTGGCAGAAGCTTTTGCGGAGTATATGTGGAGTCCTAAACCGAGACCGACTGCTGTAGAAGTCGGAACAATTATGAAAGAGTTTATCGACAGACTTTAAGGGGGAACTCTTAATGGAAGATTTATCCGTAGTCCTGTATCGGAAAAGGCGGGAAGAACGCCTAGCCTCACGCGGGATCAAAATTAAAAAGAAGCAGTACCGGAAGTCCAAAGACGGAAAGAAACTGGAAGAGCCGGAGATCAAGCCTGAGTACCACAACGACGCAGAAGATTCGGAAAGCACAGAGAGTGCACCTCACGGGAATACGAAACTCCCGTTCGGTCTTTGCAAAAGGTACGGGATAGACGTCGGGAACGACTGGACGCCGAGGGACGCGTGGGCAGCTCTTTCGGATAAAGGGATAACGCCGGAGGGGGCATACAAGCGTCTGAGAGCCGGAGAGGAAATTGTCCCGGATGACGTGCCGAAGCCGCCGAAAGACCCGGCGAAGACAGTCGACAAAGGGAAATACCAAATCAAAGATATAAAGGCGAGACGCGGATGGGGAGAAAGAGGGACTAGACCGTGGATTCTGGAAGGAACACCGGAGTGGAAAGACGGAGTCCCGGAAGAAGAGAAGACCGGATTCATGACCACCTATTGCGGACCGAGATTTGTAACCCTGACGGACGCCTATATCTTCCTGAAGCGAGCGGGGGTAGAGGAATTCGAAGACCCGGAGACGGGTGAACTTGTAAATCCGACACAGATGGATTTGCCGGAACCGGTCTACGAAGACACCGGACACGGCTACAGCGCCATGACCATCGGCATGAAAAAGGACAGGTACGCCATTTACGGCACAGACTTTGACGGCAAGAAAGTCCTGATATCAGAAGCCGGTTCGTTGGGTGAGGCGAAGAACAGGCTGATGCGCATGGGCGTTCCAGACGAAGCGATTTCACTTTCCCCGGCTCTGAAGAAGAGGGAAGAAGACCGCACAAGCTGGCTCAAGTCCGACAAGAAAGAGTTTGTCGAGGAGGGCGGTGTGAAGTATGGAGACCTGAGAGTTATCCCGCCAGAAAAGGACGACTGGTTCAATCAGAGCTACACGGTCATCGGAGAGGACGAAAACGGCAATGTGCTCGAGAAGAAGTTTTCATCCGAAAAAGACGCTCTGGCGTTTTTGAAGGAATCCGGTGCTGAAAGAGCCCGTGGCGCAGACAGGAAATATATGAACCCTCAGGAACTGGATCTCCCGAAAACGATCGCAGAGGTGCAAGGAAAATACTACCAGAAACTGGAACTGATAGCGAACGACAGCGGCGGCTATACGATCAAGGGAACAGACCTTGACGGGTATACGGACATCATCACTGCAAGCTATCCTGTATATACATACAAATCATTTTTGGAAAATCTTCAGGAAAAGTTCAACATTTCCGAAGATATGCTCGAAAAAAGCGAAGAAGCAACCCAAAGGATTAAGGAAAGAGCGGAAGAAGAGGCGTTTAGGGACAAAATAAGAAGTGAGTTCCCGGAGAAAGCCGTTCCGATCTCTGGCAGAAAATACATGGGGCTTTCAATTCAGCCATACCCGGATGCAGACGGAGTGTATGAATTGACGGGATATGATGAGTATGGATGGAAACGCAAAATTGCAACAAGGGATATGCCGACCATAGCAGACGAGTTTCTCGAAAAGTTCGGAATTGACCCGTCCAAAGTCGAAATGGGAGACGAAGTAAGGAAAGTCTACGACGATTTTTCCAGACGGAAAAGGGAATTCCAAGAAATCAGCGAGACGTTCGATGGCGAAAGATACGCGGACATCGAGCTGATGAAAGACGACGACAACACGTTCAGGCTTTACGGCTATGACCAAAAGGGGCAGTTGAGGCGTCTGACGTATTCCGGGAGCATGCACGAAATCATAAACGAGCTAAAAGGAAAGGGTATTGAGAATCCCGAGAAATATGTAAAGTCAGATGTCGTCAAGAAAGACTACGACGATTATGTCAAGTATATTGCCGACTTTGACAAGAACGCAGAGGAGATTGACGGGAAGAGATACATAGGCGTCAAAGTGTGGCCGATGGGCTTCAATGAATACGGTCTCTACGGGGATGATATTAGCGGTCGAGTCAGGCTGATCATGTCAGGGAATAACATGTATGAGCTTGCCAAAAGAGCAGAGGCGAGCGGACTCGACCTCGGGAAATATATCCCGAAAGACGAGGCTGAGATCAAGAGTAAATACGACGAACACCTGAACCGGATGAAGCGGTTTGAAAAAGAGGCAGAAACGTTCCGTGGCGTTCAATACATCGATGTAGAAGCAGACTATGACCCGCTGAAGAAAAAATATTTCCTACACGGGACAACCGTAAGCGGTGAAAGAGGAAAACTGGCAGACCTTAAGACCGAAGAAAACTTCCGTTCCTACCTCGAATCCGACTCCGGGAAGGCTCTGGAAGACTTCAAATGCACAGACCGCCTGAAAGAACGGCTGAAAAAGGTGAAAAAGGCTCGGGACGCCATAGCAAGCGGAGAATACTATGACATGGACGTTGATGGGCATGCGTTCAAAAACGTCTATGCGAAGAAGCTTGACGACAAGTGGGTTATCAGAGGGACTGATGTTGACGGCAAAGACAGAAAAATAGCGGATGCACGCGATTGGGACGATGCCGTCTCTGCAATGGAACAGCACAACGTCAAAGACTACAAGATGCTGACCGAAAACCGGACTTACGAGAGACCGACAGACGGGATACGCCACGTTGTCCTTGCAAAGCAGAAAGACGGGGTGTTCAAAGTCTACGCCGACAGCGACACAAAAGGAACACATGCAGAGGTGTATTCAAGCCAGTCCGAGGAAGAAGCCAGAAAGTGGCTCAGCGACAATAACATTGACTCTTCCGGTTTGAGGACGGTAGGCATGAATCCGAACGACGATGTTCCAAGAACCCACACACAAAAGGCTCTGGAAAACTACGACACGTACAGGATGGACGCCGTTTCGGGCTCGGTTATCGAAGACCTGACGGAGTACGAGAAGAACGAAGCGGCAGAGATGCTGAAAACGCTGTTTACACACGGAGCGTATCGGTGCGCCAGAAGCACGAAGAGTTTCGGACCGATCATAGACGACCGGTACAAGAGCCAGATGGAAACAGGGACTGCCGGGTTTGGCGCTTCGAACAATAAGAGAGCCAGAGAACGGTGCTCAAAGAAAATGTACGGGCACGCAGGACACATTGATCTGGAAGACAGAGATTATGAAAAGTGCGGTTACCTCGGCGCTGATGATGACGAATACGACTATGATACGGCTTTTGTCCCGCATTACGGCGGTTTCTCATCGTGCGTATACACATTCAGGAAAGACCGCATGGCAGACCGCGCCCACTATACGTTTGGCGATTCTTTGAACTCATATACGAGCGGCTACTTGAGAGCTGCGGGATACGCCGGTGAAAACCCGACATTAGAAGGACTCACGGCATTAGGAAACGTTGGTCAAATCCAGACCGCGTTGAAAGACTTCCGGCGCTACAAGAAAGGCGAGATCAGCTTCAACGAAATGTTCAAGGAAATCAAGCAAAGACTTGATAACGGCTATATCGAGATGCAATTCAACGGAGACGTAACGGTAGAAGACATAGAAAAAGTTACGTTTAAAGTAGAAAGGTGTCTGAAAGACGCCTTTGATGGAATGGACTCCGATATGAGGAAGCGCGTTATTAAGAGGCTCAAGGAGAACAACGTGCAGATCCTATACCGAAAGTCCAGAGAAGACCCGTTCGAAGACGCTTGGGGATACATCAAGCAGAACTATGCCGAGGACTTTGAATGAAAGCCGTTGACAACGCACAGAAAATAGTGTATAATGATCGAGGGTGAAAAAGATGAAACTGATAGGAAAGCTTGACGAAAGTCTTGTGTACGAGGTCGAGCGTGGGAAATACATTATTGTAATCTATGACGAGGAAGAGGGAGATGGTCGGTGCGAGGTGACGTCCAACTGGACGAATCCGCTCGGTCGGTTCGCGTGGAGCTTCACGAAGTGCGAAACTGACGAGAAAGAACCGGTGTGCATCGACATCATTTCTGAACATAAGAGCGAAATTGCCCAAAAGCTCAGCCAGATCGATGAGTTTATGAAGAACGAAGAGTATGCGCAGTGGGTAACCGAGTGCGCAATCGAAAACGAAGAGTCACTTTCCGAGATGCGGGAAGGCGAAACGCGCTATTGCGATTAAGGGGGCAAAAGAAATGGGCGTGTTTAGAAACGAGGCTCCAAGCGGAACAGTAAAAGACAGATGCTACTATTGCGGCAACCGCGATTTGTGTCAGGCAGAAAGCAGGGAAGCCGAAAAGGGCAAGCTGTGCTTTCATTTTATCTTTGATATGTTTGATTTTACGGAAGAAGAATGCAATATCATACAAAAGAAGCTGGTTCAAGGCACGCTTTTTAAAACGGAAAAATGACGGTAAAACAGCTTATTGAGAAACTGTCGCAGTTTCCACCGGATATGCCGGTTGCAACGTGGAACGATATCAACCCGAACAGCAGAGAAGATCCAGATTTTATCAAGGTAGAAAAAGCAGTCTGGGTACACGGTAATTTTCCATATGACAAACCGGACTTTGAATATGTAAATCTTCTTTAATAACCAACCTTTTTGGAGAAAGGCAAAAATGATCAGGCTTGGACCAATTTTAATCGGCGTTTCTAATAACTGGAAAAAGATGCACGGGCTTCCGATGGATTCAACGAAGCGATATCCTCACGAACGCAAGGATATGCCGAAAAGCGCAAGGGTGCGTTATCACAGAATGAAGCGAGCTGGATGCTCTGATGATTTAATCGCAAGGTATTTATTAGACATAGACGGGTTCGATCTTTGTAAAGAAAGGAAAAAATGAGGATTTTAGACAAGAATACGGATTTCTACGATTTCTGGCAAGGCATCTACCCGGATGCTTCCATCACGTTCGACAGGACAGATTCTTTCCTTCTGACAAAGAAGATTTTCTGCGACCATCTTGCAACCGCTTTCTTGAGATCCTACAGGCATGGAAGGGTACAGGGTTTCTGTCTTCTCCAAGTTAACCATTCATTTTGGCTGTTTCTTGTTGAGATCACAAAGGAAACGGACTACGGTTTTCCGACAGACTACGCTCTTGACCTCGTTGCTTCATGGAAAAATTACAACGCGGCACGTCGGCTGATTAAGATCGATATGATCGATTTCGACTGGAAAGTGTGTTCTAAGCTTTACAGTCGTGCCGCCTACCATACCTACGACATGGAGAAGATCAGAAAGCGCATACAGACGCTCACACAGGCAGTAGACACCGGGAACTTCCGCGTACTCAGCACTATTGATCGTCACACGGTCTGGAAAGACGGTGGGGAAAAGGAAGAAAAGCACATCCCGATCCTGAAAGCGTGTGGAATCGCGGGACTTGTTGAGTCTCTTGATGTCTTCCTTGCGTTCGAGGAATACTTCTCTCTCGAAAAAAGCTCTGCAGAGAGAACAGAGTCTGTCGGGTTGACAGACTGCGAGAAAGTAGGCAACCACGGTTTTAATGTGAAGACGTCGTTTCGCGGGAAAACTCCAAAAGACGCTGTTCGCGCAGAATAGCAAACGGAATTGCGGCATGATTCTACGGAGCATGCCTAAGGGAGCCGGATGCGTCTGGCTCCCTTCAGATGTGACGAGGAAAAAAAGAACAGTTTGTTCTACAACTGCGGATTGTGGAGGGCGTTCAAGCTTGGTAAGCGAGGCAAAGTCCGTATATCAAACACTGTGGGGAGAATGTCAAATTCCGCCGAGTCACCCTTTCTGCGGTTGTTCTATAAAAACGTCACAAAGCATTTGCAAATGCTAAATTGTTTACAATTTGTTAATCAAACTGACACTAACCTATGCTAAAATCTCTATGATGGTATTACTATAAGTATACCCAAGCAGAAACGTTCAAAGAAGGTTTTTCTGCAAGCCGCGCTTTCGATCTTGCACATCGGGAGCAAGGCACCTCCTGTGTTGTATTTCTCCTATCAATCGCACCTCCAAGCCCCGATACGTTAACGCGTTTCGGGGCTTGAGGTGTTTTTTCAGGGCTTTCAGACGGAAGCCCTTTCATTTTTAAGGAAAGGGGGCGTTCCGTTGGCTAAAAAAGCAAGTTTCAACGGCGAAAGATATGCGGATAATTCCGAACGGCTGTTGGCGGAATACACCGGCGTAAAAGCGGTTCGCCCTGTACAAAAGGCGTTCCGAGGCGACGGAAACTTCCAGAACCTCATGACAAAATACGGTACGTCCAAAGATGCAAGCGAGTATTACACCTTTGTTCCGGATTCATATGTTCCTGATTCGACAATGTCGGAGTTCTACGAGCAGAACGGCATTTTCGCCCGCGTGATTGATGCTCCGGCGGAAGAGGCTGTGAAGCACGGTTTCGAGCTAGAGGGGCTTGAGGACGATACCATACAGAACTTTGCCGACGAGTGTCTGGACGAACTCGACTGGGAAGAGACGGCGATGCAGAGTCTGAAATGGGCTCGGCTGTTCGGCGGCTCAATTGCGGTGCTCCTGATCAATGACGGCGGAAGTCTGGAAGAGCCGGTCAACTGGAAAAAGATCAAATCGATTGACGATATCCGCGTTTTCGACCGGTCTGTTATTACTCCGGACTACGAAAGCATGTACAAGTACGAGAACAGAGGCGGTCAGGACCCGTTCAGAACGAGAGGGAGCCGCTTAGGATATCCGGAGTGGTTTCACGTTTCGAGCAGAAACGGAACGTTCGACGTACACGAGACACGGTGCCTGATCTTCCAGAACGGCGTTCTTCCTGAGAACACCACATCCTCGATGTACCAGTTCTGGGGGATACCGGAGTATATCCGAGTTAACAGGGCGATCCGAGACGTGGAAGTTGCCCACGGAATGGCACCGAAGATGCTCGACCGTTCTGTACAGGCGATTTACAAGATGACGAACCTTGCGAGCCTTCTGGCGACAGAACAGGGCGAGGAAGTTGTTCTGAAAAGATTACAGACGATCGACTTGTCCAAGGGACTGACAAACAGCATGATCTTGGACGCGGACGGAGAAGACTACGACTTCAAGTCGTTCTCTTACTCCGGAGTATCGGACGTTATCAATACGACCTGTAACTACCTGTCTGCGATTACCAACATCCCGCAGACAATTCTTTTTGGTCGGTCTCCGGCTGGCATGAATGCGACCGGTGCTTCCGATCTTGAGAACTATTATAATTATGTAGAGAGAATCCAGAAGCGGATGCTCAGGAGCAATCTCCGGTATCTGCTGTCTGTCATTTTCCAAGCCGGGAAGCACACCGGCGAAATCAAGCGAGTACCGAAGATCAATGTGAAGTTCAACTCGCTCTGGTCGATGACCGAGACCGAACAGGTGGCGCTGGACATGCAGAAAGCACAGGTCGAAAGCACCAAGGCGCAAACGGCGGCGGCTTATGTCCAGATGCAAGCGATTGATCCGAGCGAAGTTCGGCAGAAGCTTGCCGATGAGGGTGAGTTTGACATTGAAACCATGCTCGACGACTACACAGAAGAAGAGCTGGAAGAAAACGCGCCTCAGCAACAGCAAGAAGGCGGCGGCGACCCGATGGCGGCGCTCATGGGCGGCGGCGGTGGCGGAGAAAACCCGCTTGCGGCTATGATGGGCGGCGGACAGGAAGCCGAGGGACAGCCTGAGGGAGCACCTCAGAAAGCACCACAGGGAATGCCTCAGGAAGCGCCTCAGGAACAGAAAGAGACGCCGCAACAGCAGAAACCGGTTGCACCGGCTCAAAAAGTCGCAGAACAGGCAACGCAGAAAGCGCCTCAGCCGGAAGAAGAGTCGAAGAAGGAAGCGCCGACACAGGAAGAGATCTTGAAGAAGATGCTTCAGAAGAAGAAATCTGGCAACTCCCCTGACGCGGCTCCGGAAGCTACCAAACTGCCCGAAGATATGGACTTCGAAGAGGAAGTAAACAAGGATTCCGAAGCCGAAGTCTCAGAAGAACCGGAAGAAGAACCGAAAGAACAGCCGGTAGAAGAGCCTGAACAGATGAGTATCTGGGACAAGCTCGAAATCAAGAAACCAGAAGACGAAAAACCGCGCGGCGGAGTCGGCGTTCTGATCATGCAAGGGAACAAAATCCTGACAGGCACCAGAATTGACGGCGATGCGAAAGGTGCGGGTCTGATCTGCGGACCGGGCGGACACATTGAGCTTCTGGAGAGCCCTCTGGAAGCTGCGTGCAGAGAAACCGAAGAGGAATTCGGCATTCGACCGCTTGGACTGAAAGAACTCGGAGTCATTAAAGACGAAGACGAGAACGTTGGAGAAACCTATATCTTTGTCGCCACAAGCTATGAGGGAGAACCCGACTGTGACGATGAAGAAATGCGCGAGCCGGTCTGGAGAGACCTTGACGAGCTTGCCAACATGGAAGACCTCCTATTCAAACCGTTCCGTTGGAGTCTCAGGCTTCTGATCGAAGAGCTTTACAGAGAAGACGGGGACGGAAACCCGTATCTGGTAACGGCTGAAGAAGCAGCGAAGCAGCTGTGACACGGTTCTGCCGCCGGACGCACGGCTACGGCGAAAGCCAAACGTGCGTCCGGGGCTTCGAATAGGTGATGACTATGGAAGACATCTTAGACCAAATCATTGCGATATCCGACGAGATTTCGGAAACCGTTCCAAAAGAGGGATGGACGTTCCATGCCTCGGAGATCGCAGAGCGGCTCAGACAGCTTTCTGAAAAGCTTGGCGAAAGGCTTCCAAAAAAGGAAGTCCCGGAAACGACAGAAGACGATGTTCAACGGATGATCGATGAAGCGCGGACACGGCTCTTGGCAGAAGGCTGATTGTGAACTTTTTGTAAATAGCGAAAAATTTTTCGGCAAAACGGCGGTCTCATCTCGTTTAGTAAGTGGGAGCTGAAGGATAGGCTCCAAATAATCTTACAAAGGAGAAAGACCAATGAAAGAACGTTTTACAATCGAAGAGCAGGACGAAATCATCCAGATGCTGGAAGATCGCATCCAATTGATCAAACTCTGCGAAGAGTTTACGGCGAGCAAAGATTCGCCAGAAGCAAGGCTTTTGCTCAGGAATCTGAAGATCAGCTGCGCAGAAGACTTGTTTAACAAAATTTTTTACGTAGACGAAGAGTAAGCCACCGTGGGTATGGACACGTTAAACCCATACCAATTACCGCCATGCTTCGGCGGTATATAAATGGAAGCCATAACAATAAGGTCGGGGGATATACGGATCACCACCTCCGCTGTGCAAAGTCCCCCGACCACTTCTATAAAAGAGAGGGGTTAATATGACCGAAACACCCAAACGGGGTATCCGTCGAAGAGTGAAGCCCCTCAAAAAGAAACAGGAACACGGCGAAGTAACGCCGAGGCGGAGACCGGTTTATCCGATGTCCGCAGAGCGCGAGAACGTTAGAACCGCTCTTGCCTATACCGAAATGGCGATTAAGACCGTACAGCCCGTTATCGATGCGGTTATGCGGCAGTACGAAGAACCTGAAGACTACCGGCACGATGATGCCGGAGATTTTTTATCCTCCTCCAGAGGGATGCGCCTGATTGCGGCTGACCGACTCAGTCAGAAGACAGGTGCTCTTGCGAAGCTTGAAAAAGACACCGCAAGAAACGGAAACATGGCAAAGAACCTGTCGATCAAAGACTGGAACGAACAGGTTAAGGATGCCTTAGGGTATCAGATAAACGAAGAATACTACGAAGACAAGCTGTCTCGGCTGGTAGATCAATGGATTTACGAGAACGTGAGCATGATCACGTCCGTTCCAAAAGAGTATCTTGCCAACGTCGAGGCAATTATTCGTTGGGGCTATGAGACGAAACAGCCAAAGGTGAACGTTTACCGGCGGTTGGAGAAGCAGATCGGTCTGACGAAGAATAAAGCGCGGCTGATCGGAAGAGATCAGTTGGGGAGCCTGAATGCCAAGCTGACACAGTACGAGCATGAGAGCGCGGGCGTAGGGAAGTACAAGTGGATTACAAGACGAGACGACCGCGTAAGAGACTGCCACAGAGCCTTGCACGGCACAATCCATAAATGGAGTGAGCCGCCGCCGATGTGGTACATGACGAAGTCAAGAGGGATAGTTTATACCGGGAGATACTGTCATCCGG